CGGCTTAGAGCTTAGATAATATATCTAAAGTTTTAAATTTAGATATTCCAGAAACATCATCACCTCTTCTGTATCTAGTTATCTCGTCAGCGCCATTGGTTTTGAAGATATACTGGCAATATTTCTTTAAACCCTTCTGACTAAATTTGAGGTTATACTTATCAAGTGTAACCACAAATCTGACCAAGTCCTCAAATAGCGGGTGGTACTTACAATTCTCCAAAATGGAGATAGTTCTGATTGAATAGAAGTCAGCACCTTCTAAGCCAGAATCGCTAAATTGGTCAAATCTTTCTGGATGTATTATTCTATTTAAAGCTCGATAAGTAGAATAAATACCAGCAAATAAACCTTCGTCATTAACATAATCAGGTGAATGGTAATTCTGAAGAAAAAGAACACTATTATTTGAGACTAGACTCTTCTCTTTAGAGACGTTAAGACCATAACTCTCAAAATGTTTAATTAAGGAGTCAGGATCACTAGTAGCATAAACACCGTCGTCACCTTGAATGTTAATGCTAAAATCATCCAAACCAAAATCTTTGGAACAAAGATATTGTACAATAGAGTCAACTTCATTTGTAAAAGTACTACCAGATGGAACTCCATGTGGTCCACTAAAAATTCCACTTGGTGTAATCAATTGAATAGTGTTGAAACGTCTGAAAATATCGTCTATTTCATCACTAAATTCAGATTGGAACATTGATTTAATGTAATCAAAAGCACATCTTTGTAGCCCGGTTTTCACGGAAGCATCGTATAGGCTGAAATCTATAGATAATAATTTTAAATTACGATCCATACTTGATTTGATAAGATCAGTAATGGATTTGTCAACTGCAGTCGGACCTAACAGTGCTGCTCTCCAGTTGAGTCTGCGCTGATACTCCAAAAGTGGACGGTAGAATCTCATTTCATTTAGGGTTTCAGCAATCGGGTATCCCCAAACGGATCTAGTTTTTCCATCCTCTTGAGTACGAGTAAACAGTACACATGGATCATTTCTATCCAACAAGCCTTGAAAATTTCGGACGACGTTTTGTTTAACCCTTGATTTCCGAGTCATAAAGGGAAGACCTGAGTTTGTGTCATTCTTTAAATAGATCGCAGCTCCTTTGACCTCCATTGGTCGGAGTCTCCGAGGAAAAGAGATGGAATAAGCAGGTACATTACTACTAGTCTGAGGAGAAAAGTAGGATTTAACCCCTTCTAACCTATCTTCCCATGGGCTTGCTATGCTTCTGGGACCGTATTTAGATCGGTTAGAAATTTCGATATTATGCAAATCTGCATTTATAGCACTTTTCTTAGCATTATAAATCGAATCCCACATTGAAAGTATCTGATCAGTAGATAAAGCAGAACCAATGGGAGACCTAAGTGGATTAGAGTTGCCAGAGATAGTACCATCAAGGGAACGGGAAATGGAACTAATGACGCCAGCATCTAGCTTCAAAGAAGACAAGAATTCATATTTCATTTGCAGAAACCTTATATAAATGCAATAAATTATCCACTACACATGAAGTGGTAAAACAACAGCTAAGGAGAGACAACAAAAT